TCGAAATCGAATGCTCTGCGCGCCGTGTTCGTGCGGCTTACGCAAAGTATATCGAGGCTGAAAGCCAGCTCATGGAGGCGGAAAACGGTCTGGATCGTCGCATCTGTGACGATTTCGCTCGTATTTCTCGTCTCCTCTTTGCCCGGGTATTCGCCCAGGTCGACGGTGAGGTCAGTAACTTCGACCTCATCCCAAAGCACGGTTCCGGCAGTACTGCCAACGGCCTCCTCGGTAACGAGAAGTACGTTTGTCTTCAATGGACCGCTCGTCTGGAAAGAGTATTTCCTTCATCGGAATATCTCCTGCCAAACGTTCGATTCCACCAAAGACTGGATCGTGATGAGCTGCTTGAACCCGGATCTGAACAACCGGTAAAGGTCATTCATGTTCCTAAAACGCTAAAGACGCCTCGAATTATCGCCATGGAACCTAGCTACATGATGTTTATGCAGCAGGCTCTGTGGTTGAGATTCAAGCCTCTTCTTGAGTCTGACCCACTCGTGGGTTCCCTAATAGGGTTTACGCACCAAACTCCTAATCAGAGGATGGCGCGTCAGGGCTCAATCGATGGTTCGCTCGCAACACTCGATCTGAGTGAAGCAAGCGATCGCGTTTCTAATCTGCTTGTGAAGATCATGTGCCGGAACCATCCTCATTTAGATGAGGCCGTTCAGGCTACACGGTCGACCCATGCAGATGTGCCTGGTTATGGAGTAATCCCTCTAACCAAGTTCGCGTCTATGGGTTCGGCTCTATGTTTCCCTTTCGAGGCTATGGTGTTTTTAACCATTGTAGTTCTCGCGATGGAGATGGCCAGCAACACTCAGTACACCTATCGGGACATTGAGTCCCTGAAAGGAAAGGTGCGTATCTATGGTGACGATATCATCGTCCCCACAGAGTTCGCGGAATGCGTGTCTGTTCTGCTCGAACGTTTTGGCCTTCGCGTCAATGCACGCAAGTCTTTCTGGACCGGAAGGTTCAGAGAGTCATGCGGAAGCGATTGGTACGCTGGATCAAACGTTCGGCCAGTCCTGGCGAGAAAACTCTTGCCAAGAACACGCAGCGATGCTGCTTCGGTGGTTTCCACGGTATCCCTTCGGAATCAGCTTTTTGAAGCTGGCCTGGAGCGATCAGTAGAATACCTAGACGGCCACATCGAGAAACTCCTTAATGGAGTCTTTCCATATGTGAGTCG